TTTGTTCCAGGCAATGCCAATTCTTCGTTTCGAACAATTCGCAGTTAAGAAGACTGAACTAGGTGTAGCACCTGGTCTTCGTGTGAACTTCCTTCGTTACAAGAACTTCGCAGTAGATCCAACTCCTTTGACAGAAGGCGTTCGTATGACAACAAACGCACTTACTGCAGAGCAGATTGCAATCACAGTAGCAGAGCATGGTTATGCTGTTGCTGTTTCTGAATTACTATTAAACGCATCATTTGATGACGTAATGGCTTCAGCATCCCGTCTTCTAGGACGCCAAATGGCACAGTACCTAGATGTACAGGCACGTAACACTTTGTCTGCAGCAACTTCTGCAGTGTTCGGTTATGACCGCACATCAGTACAAGGTGTAAATGACTGGTACAACGAAGGTACAGTAGCAACACAATTCTCTGACCTAGATGGTAACTACAAGTTATCAACTGGTGCAGTTAAGGATGCTGCTCTTACTCTTGCTTCTAAGAACATTCCTCGCTTAGGTGAGACTTATGTAATGTTCATTAGCCCAGCGCAATCTCGTGATATCCGTTCAAACCCAGAGTTCATTGAAGTAACGAAGTACGCCGCACCTGGTAACTTCATGCTTGGTGAAATCGGTCGTTTGTACGACGTAGTATTCATTGAGACAACTCAAGTTAAAAAACTTGCAGTAAACGCTGCTTACACAACTTCTACATCTGTTGGTCTTCCAGCATCACAGATTGAAGTTCCAGTTAAGGCTAACACTGCTCCAGGAAATGGTGGAAACCCAGAGTCTGCAGATTTTACTGCTGAAAAGGGTTATCTAACTACTGCAACTGGAAACGGTGCTTCAGTTTATGAAGCAATCATGATTGGTGACAATGCATTTGGTCACGCAATCTCTCTCCCAGTTGAACTTCGTGATGGTGGCGTTCTTGACTTCGGTCGTGAACACGCTCTTGCTTGGTATGCAATTTGGGGTCTTGGCGTAATCACAGATCAAGCGATCTGCAAGGTTTACACCAACTAATTTGTTTTACCCTGGTGTCTGGGAGCCTTACTCCTTTTTTGGCTCCCAGCCACCTCTAACTAACTTAGGAGAATAAACAACGTGGCAAATACACAAACAAGTCCGCTTGATGCAACAGGCAAAGCAGCGGAGCAAGCAACAAAAAAGAATGCGGAAGCATTAAAGAAGCGTAAAGAAGAAATATCTATCGCTACCCAACTTGAGACAGAGAGTCTGGAAAAGGATGTTTTTGATCCTAAGAATCCAGATGCTCCACTAGTACTTGACGAAATCGAAAATGTCGGAGTATCAACTGCAGGTGACATGGTCATCATTCGCACAATCACTGATATTGAAGACATGAGTTACGGAGTCGGAAATACTTTTACCTTTAAAGCAGGTGTTAAGTATCGAGTTCCAAGATCACTAGCCGATTATCTAGAGCAACTTGGATATATTTGGCGGCCAAACTAAAGACTAGCCGTCGCTAGTAGTCCGACTCTCAACTGGTTCCCGCCCTCCTCCCAGTTGGGAGTTGGACCCTTTTTATTTTGCGCTGAATAAATCTCTATTACACGAGATGATTGGCATAGAATTTTAACGGAGGTTATGTGGCTACGATTGCAAGCCTGGCAGATCGACTACGGTCTGAAATTGGTGATATACCTAAGTCTTTTGTGTATCAATTTACAGCAGATGGAACTACTAATAGATTTTTAATTCCGTACTCTCCTCTTGATGGCGCTAACTTAATAGTAACTAGGAATGGCACCGATATCTCAGCAGATGTAGAGGTTGAAGAAGCAACTGGGTACATAGTATGTGATGATGTTCCTGATGATGGTGACGACTTTATTGTTGCTGGAAATTACTTTAGATACTTTACAACCGCAGAAACTCAAACTTATATAAGCACAGCCTTCCTTGAGCACTCAGCCTTCCACACAGATGCCTATGGTCGTAGCGTAAGTATTCAAAATTTACCAACTCTTGAAGAATATCCTGTAATTATTTATGCATCAACCCTAGCCCTGTATGCCTTGGCTAATGATGCTGCTTTTGATATTAACGTCTTCGCTCCAGACGGTGTGACCATTCCACGTTCTGAGCGTTACCAACAATTAATGCAGATGATTGAGTCTAGAAAACAACAATACAAAGAACTATGTTCTCAACTTGGTATTGGTATGTTCAAGATCGATGTATTTAGTTTCCGCAGAATTTCAAAGACCACTAATCACTACGTACCAATATTCCAGCCACAGGAGATTGATGATCGCTCTGCGGCTACTCGTGTCCATCTTCCTACCCCTACCTACGGCAATGTGGAGACTCCAGTATCGATTGTTACTCAGGACCTCTTTGTGTATGAGGGAGATGCTTATGAGTTTACTATCGTGCTTGATTTTGAAGTGGATACCTATACCGCAAAAGCAGACATTCTAGGAGTGGGTATTCCTGGAGTTATAACAACTTTTACAATTACATTTCCAAACGTAGGTACGGCAGACGGAGCGGGCCTTCGTACTCTAAAATTAGCACTCACTGGAACACAGACCCGTATATTGCCTAGAACATCTTACTATGATGTTCAGTTAACTAAAGACGGAGTCACCCAAACATACGTTAGAGGAAAGATATTTAAGACTGAAGAGGTAACAGAATGAGTCAGTACGTAAGACCAGGATCTAGTGTTCCAATTGTAGTAAATGATGTAATTTTAATAACTACACCATCTGGTACCCAAGACTTTGGAACAACTGATAACGCACTAGAACCACAGGCGCTAGCCTACGAACACACCCAAGGAGTAGTCAGTTCATCCTGGGTAATAAATCATAATTTAGGTTTTAAGCCTAACGTCACAGTTGTAGATTCTGCTGGTACAATCTACGAAGGTGAAATTACCTACACTAATTCGAACTCACTTACGGTCTCGTTCTCTCAAGCCTTTTCAGGAAAAGCATATTTATCTTAAGGAGATAATGTAAATGGCCCGTAAGTTTTTAACCCCAATTGATTTAAATAAATTAGAATTACAGAATGCAAGAATACAAAACTTAGCAGACGCCCCAGGATCTCCCGTAGTTGGTCAAGTTTATTTTGATACAGTACTAGGATTCCTACGTGCATGGAACGGTAGTGCATGGATTAATTCCAGCACAGGAGCACAGGGAACTACAGGTGCTCAAGGAACCGTTGGTGCTCAAGGCACAGTTGGCGCACAAGGCACAGTTGGCTCTCAAGGAACTGCTGGTGCACAAGGTCTTGATGGTGCTAATGGTACGCAAGGAACAGATGGTATTCAAGGTCTTGATGGTGCTAATGGTACGCAAGGTACTCAGGGCACTCAAGGTACTCAGGGCACTCAAGGAACATTAGGTACTCAAGGAACTCAAGGTACTGATGGTACGCAAGGTACACAAGGAACACTAGGTGTTCAAGGTACTCAAGGTACCGATGGTACACAAGGAACTGAAGGCGCCCAAGGTACTCAGGGTACTCAAGGTGTAGACGGAACTCAAGGAACAGTTGGTGCACAAGGAACAGTTGGTTCTCAAGGTACAGAAGGTGCACAAGGTACTGAAGGTGCAACTGGACAAGATGGTAACTTCGGTGGTGCCTCATTTGATTACACTTACTTAACTAACACTGGTGCTACAGATCCAGGCACAGGAAATTTAAAATTTAATAATATAAATTTAGCAAGTGCTACAGAACTCTACATTGATAGTAATGATGATAACTCTGCAGACATCTCTTCATTCTTACAGACTATTGATGATTCAACCTCAACAATTAAAGGTCACTTACGAATCTCTAAGAAGTTTGATTCAGCAACCTACGCACTATTTATAATTGATGGAGTCTCTACAAATAACTCAGGATGGTTTACTATCCCAGTTAATGATCTATCTCTAAATGGAACTTTTGCAAATAGTGATGACATTATCATTACATTTGCTCGTACTGGTGACGTCGGTGATACTGGTGCTCAAGGTACAGCGGGTGCACAGGGAACTGTTGGTTCACAAGGAACTGCTGGAACTCAAGGCACAGTTGGTTCTCAAGGAACCCAAGGAACCGATGGAACCCAGGGAACTGAAGGATCACAAGGAACCCAAGGCACACAGGGTGTGGATGGTATTCAAGGCACAGAAGGAACTCAGGGAACTCAGGGTACTCAAGGAACTGACGGAGCACAAGGTGTTGAAGGTGCACAGGGCACTGAAGGAACTCAGGGAACTGAAGGAACTCAAGGAACTGTTGGTTCTCAAGGTACTGTTGGATCTCAAGGAACACTAGGTACACAGGGAACTGTTGGTTCTCAAGGTACTGTTGGTTCACAAGGTACTGAAGGAGCGCAGGGTACTGAAGGTACTCAGGGAACTGAAGGTACACAAGGCACTGTAGGTGCACAAGGAACTGTTGGATCTCAAGGAACCCAAGGCACTGTTGGTGCACAGGGTATTGAAGGACAACAGGGAACTGTTGGATCTCAAGGAACCCAAGGAACATTAGGTACTGCAGGTCTTGATGGAGATAAGTACTCCACAACATCTACAACATCTTTCACATTAGCAAACAGCGGATCTCAAACAATTACTGTTGCAGATCTAGCAGTTGATTACTCTGTTGGTCAAGACATAACAGTTGC